CAGGTGACTGGACTTGGTACCGCTTCAACCGCCGCGTCAACCGACTTTCTCAGCGGTACAGGGACAGACACCCTAGGTGGTGATCTTGATGTCGGTACATCTGACATCATCAGCGCATCGAATAACCCTATCGAGTTAGCACCTCACGGTACTGGAGTCGTGACGGTTAAGGGGAACGCGACAGGGGGAAGCGGTCAGATCAAGCTTAACTGTGAGCAGAACTCTCACGGCGTGACGATCAAGGGACCTCCTCACAGCGCGAGCGCTACATACACACTCACTCTACCAAACGATGACGGTGGAACCAATCAGGTACTAAAAAGTGATGGTTCCGGCGTATTGTCATGGACTGATCAGGCAAGTGGGGGAAGCGCTCCAGTAGTCGCGGAGCAGAACTCCACAGCAACATTAAGCAACCCGAGTTCCGGAGTAATTGAGCAGGTTTACACAGTATCAAGCTCAAGCGCTGTGACGTTGACTTTAGCGCTGAGTGCGACAGTAGGCGAAGGTTTTAAATACCAGATTAAACGATTAGGTACAGGTGCAGTTACATTAACCTGCGGTGGTTCTGAATATATTGATCATTCAGGGCAAACATCTTTTGCGATCCCTAACCAGTACGACTCGATCACATTGGTGGCGAATGGGACAAGCCCTGCATCGTGGTTGATTGTGTAGAAAGGTGATAGTATGAGTTACATTCAACGAAGCGCAACGAACGCGAACACCACACCTTTCGATGTAGGTAAAATGAGCGGAAATACAGCTGTTTCAGGGCGTCAGATCTTTGATACTTTTAACGCGCCTTGGCTTTCTGTAAATACATCAACGGGAGTCATTTCAGCAGATACTGCTTTTTTTACAGAGGCTTGTTTTTCACCAAATTCAAACACTTATGGGAATTCAAGAGTAGGTAATTCTACGGGCTCAACACTACACACAGCAGGTCAGATTATGCCGGAGTCGAGCACGTCAAGCGCAGGGGGCTCAGGTAGGGGCGATGATATAGCGTACTATTACAGCGCGTCGCACTACCCTACATGGCTTTACGCAGGGAACACTGCAACGGCCCCTGATACTGATTTAAGCCACATCAAAGTGATGAGGTTATAAAAAATGACTTATATAAAATCAGGATTACCTCAAAAATTAGACGCTCAATTCAATCTATATCACAACGCGAGCGCCACAATCGCGAATGACGAGGCAATCACTTACGCAGATGAAGATACTAGTTTCGGTAAAAGTTTTAGTTTATCAAGATCAGGTGCTCAATTTACATTACCCGTTAACGGCTCAACATATTACCTAGAGGCGAGTATTGTATATTGGCATACAAGTTACCCTACAGTTAATTATAATTATGCGGTCACTTGTTGGTACGATGTAACAAACTCTGCTTATGTAGGCATTCAATCAAATATATGTTCTGGGTTTAATATAAGTGAAGGTCGTTCCGGTAATATTGTAGCAGATGAAACGGCGAAGTTTGCAACATCTGGAGGCGTGTATGAGTTAAGACTTAAAACAACATCAGGGATGTTGACCGCCGTTGATACCCCTTCGGGTTCCGGCTATGGTTATGTAAACGCGCGGTGTTTGATCTGGAGGTTTTAAGATGAGTTATATAAATGGAGCTGTTCCCGCTCCTGCAAAACTATTATTATTAAAAACAAGTAACGGATCGGGTTCATTATCTGTAAGTGATATTATAGATCTAAACACTACTGCTATATATAATAATACAACGGCCACTATAAACTCTAATAATATTGTTTTAGGCGCGGGTAATTATATGATTGATGCGGGTTTAGGAGTTAACAACTCATCAAACCCAATATCAAACTATATTGATTATAATATTACTGTAGATGATGTAGAGCAAGATTCACCTGCTACAAGCACTCAGGATAATAAAGTGGGCGTTGATTCAAGCGTTTGTGCGTTATCGATAGAGAGCGGGACTAAGACGATCAAGATTAAGGTCATAGCGCTCGGGGGGTCATGCAGTGTAGAGGACGATTACTCGTGGATCAGAATACTATCAACATAAAAAGCATAGGCGCGGTGATCATAGCACTCATCACCCTCTACCTGATCGCAGGACCAGAGACCGCAGGGGCGGGAGCGGTACTCGGCGCGATGGGTGCGAGTGTTCAAGAGCGGCGCAAGCGTCAACGAGAACGAGAGCAGGCACATGAAGCGCGAGAGGTTCAAGAGGATCAGGAGCGAGAGACTGAGATCGATCAAGCGCGTAAGATTGCAGAAAAGAGAGCAGAGACATGGTTAGACTCGGACTTTTAAGCACGCTCTTGATCTTGACCCCTACCCCGTCAACAGGTCTCTGGACTACGGTCGAGGGTGAAGTGATCGAGGCACCTTGTCCTAAATTGTTAGAAGATAAGGCTAGACTACCGAAGGGATGCCGCGCCCCCCGCGCGGGAGTCCTGACCTCACGTACTGAGTACGTGAACACTCAAGGCGAGCTTGCATCTCTTAACGCTGAAGTTGAGGCGCTCCAGAGCCAGATCGACACAGAGCGAGAGGCGCGGAGAGCAGCGGAAGCGGACCTCAAGAGTGCGCTCGCGGAATATGAGCTTGGAATCAAGATCTTGAGGAGTACATGCACTTCTGTAGATTGCCCCCAAATCAAACCTGCCGCGATAGGTGGCGCTTTCGCGTTGACGTTATGCGGTGCGGTGTACGCGACACATCAAATCATGAAATGAGCGAGAACATGGATCACGACCAACGACGAGAAGAGCGGGCGAAACTGCTCAAAGAATTAGACAAGAGCAGGGACGCGGCGCGCCCTAGCGATCACGCGAGCGCTGAAGCAGGACAAGAGGCGCTTGACCGCGCGCTTGAGCAGTGGCGAGAGGAGATCATTGAACCGATCGGAGCGGTGACCGAGGGGCCGATCCTTGAGCGTTATATTCAACAGGGTTCAGGATGGACGTGGATCAAGAGCTATCAGAACAGAAAAACCGCGTGGTGTGGACACTTCGCGGCGTACTGTTGGGCGTCTCTACTTCCAAAGATTCGTAAATCAAGCACACCTTCAACTTATCGATTATGGGAATGGGGAAGAGGAACACCGCGACATATTAAAAAGGTAGAGCACGCGCGAGCAGGCGACATCATGATCATCACGACAGCGAGCGGGAAACGATGGGGCGACCATATCACGATCATTGACCGCGTTGAGGATGACCTCTCAGGGGTCTGGACTGTTGAGGGGAACGCATTCGGAGAGACCCCGTCTAGCGAGCGTAAAGAGGGTGTGGTAAGATGCTTTAGACCAGTTGAAAAAATCAAGTTCATTTATCGGCCCTTGGAGGTCGATCTGATGTAGTAGCGAGGGTTTATGAGCGACATACAGTCAACGATCGAGGAGATGACCGATCTCGTCAAGGGGAAATCGGGCGAGTCTCAGGCGTATGAGCTTAACCCTTACTCGACAGAGTACAGCGCGCATCATCAGAGCGGGTTACTCGGTGACCAACATCAGGGAACAATAGGCGCGCTCAGTTACGCGACACTCAGAGCGCTCGCGAGAGTACCTCTGATCTCAGGTATCATTCAGACGCGCGTCTCTCAAGTGGCAGAGTTCGCGAGACCTCAACCAGACCGACACAGCGCGGGTTTTGTGATCCGGTTGAGGGATCAGGCGACAGAGACGACGGACGAGCACCGAGAAGAGATCAAGGCGCTTACTGAGTGGTTGGTGAAATGTGGTGATTCAAGGGTCGTGGGCCACTTAACTTTTGAGGGGTTCCTGCGATCGATCACGCGCGATTCATTGACCCTTGATCAGTGCTGTTTTGAGATCATTCATAAAGGGGGGCGCCCGATCGCGTTCAAGCCCGTGGACGCCACGACGATCAGAGTGAGCGCCCCTTCAGATGACGAGATCAAGCGAGGGCGCAGAGATCCCAAGAAAACAGCATTTGTACAGGTGATAGAGAATCGGATCGTGGCAGAGTTTGACGCGGATCAGATGGCGTTCGGGATCAGGCGCCCACGATCAGAGATCAGCTCTAACGGGTACGGGTATCCAGAGATTGAAGAGGCGGCGCCTACGATCATTGATATGGTGAGGGCGAAGGCATACAACTCAGCGAACTTCACTCACGGCTTACATCTATCAGGGATCTTAGCGATTAAAAGTAAAATGAGCCCTGCACTCTTTCGGGCGTTCCGGCGCGAGTTCTACGCGATGCTTCAGGGGGGGAACGGCGCGAAGAAGACCCCAATCATTCAACTCGATCCAGAGGCGAAGGAGGAGGTTCAGAGCGTGAACATGACCAACAGCAACTCTGACATGGAGTATAGTTCATGGCTCAACTTCTTGATCAAGGAAGTGTGCGCGCTGTACCAGATGGACCCCGCCGAACTTGGGTATGTGTTTGGTAACGAGGGTCAAAGCTCCGCGCTCAATCAAGGGGGGCCTGCACAGCGTATCGAGTACAGTAAAGAGAAGGGCCTAAGACCGCTATTAAGAGCGCTTGAATCGTGGATCAATAGATGGATCATAGGACCGATCGCGCCCCATCTTGAGCTCTCTTTTGTAGGTCTGGATACAGAGAGCGAGTCACAGCGCCTTGATGCGATCTCAAAGAAGGTCAATAGCTACATGACCGTGAACGAGGCGCGCGCAGCGTTTGACCTTGAACCGATTGATAACCCGATCGCTGATATGTTGCTTAATGCGAGTTACATCAACGCGGCTCAAATGGCAGGACAAGAGGGCGCTGAAGACGATCAGGATGATGCTGATCTTTTACCCGTAAATGATAATGATAATGATGACGATGATCTTGAGATCAATGAGGAGTTTTGATGCACTATTTCAGCTATCTTATAACGTTACTCAAAGGCAGAAATCACAAATATGTAAGAAGAGTCCCTTACAGAGACAACAAAGGGCGGCGCAGATATCGTTATTTTTACAGAAACCAGACATTAAGAGGTCAGGGGTTCGGGTCGATCTCTGAGATTGCAGACGGGGCGTCTTATGAGTACATAGGTGACGACGGAGAGAGGGGGCATCTTTCCGTAAAGATTGATAAAAAAACAGGGAGAGCAGTAGCGACTCACGATGAAACGGGAAAAGTACACACTTTCCGCAACGTTGAGCAATTTCAGATATTCATCAGAGAACATCACGCAGAAGAGATTAGCGAGGATAAAAAGCGCTTCTTTGATAGGCTGAGGATGGAGAGGTCAAGGGGAAGTATTAGAACCAAACTCACGGAGAGGCGCGCAGAATTCCTCGGCCTTAGTGTGCCACTATGGGAGGGGAAGGCCCCTCAAGGCATGATTGCAGACATTAACGACTTTTCACACCTGCGTTATAAAATAAGGCTAGAGGACAAGAGGGGGAGACTCTTATCGAAATGGGTTACAGAGGCCACAGCTCAGGAAATTGTAGAGAACGGAAGACAGGCATGGAGAGATGGAAAAGGGGAGAAGAAAAAACGACAGAGAGAAGAGATCCAAGAGCCTCTGACAATATATGATGCAGTACGAGAAAATCACAAAAAACATGCAGATGTATTTGAGTACGATTTTGAGACTTCCCCTCAAATGGTCCACCCTCGCGACCTTGACCCTGACATGTTAGGAGGATCTGTCCGATTATGGGTGCGCCCAAAGGGAACAGATAAATGGCTCAAGCATGGACATGATTCAGGACACTCAATCAGCCCCGCGACTCGTCCTGACGGGGATCATGTGTTTTGGGCGGGAAATGACTTCTTTGGTACAAGGGAACTCACAAGGGCCCTTCGCCACTCTGCTTTCAGAGATGATACGACGATAAAAGACACCGTAGGGGCGGGAGGGTTACCTGTTTGGAAAACGCTTTTTTTACAAGCTGAGGAGCATGGATACGAAGCCGTTTTTGCCTTACCTGACACCAAGATCATGAACGCTACAAGAGGTCGTCGCGAATCTATCTCACTGAGCGCCGGAGTCCCTCCTAACTTTATGGGCCTTAATATTGAAGCTTTTAAATTTAAGATTTCGGAGAAAAAAGGCAAGTATAAAACATTTAGGAACTACACTCTTGAGGGAGACGATACACTTGAGAAGCTTGGTTTTTTTGAGGCTTTAGGGACTGGAAATTGGGGAAATATCATCTTTGGTAATCTGGTGGAGGCTACTCGTGGCATATCTCTGTCTGAGCGGCAAAGATCGATAATATCTCAGTCAGTATCTAGGCTCTCGGTGTGGTGGAGCGGTTTAAACGACCAAGAGAGAGAGGAATTTTATCACACATATCTAGACCCTGAGCTACAGACACAAGGGGTCTTGAGGCACCCCCTCCACGAGAACGCAGACCTTGAAATCCCATCAGGAATGGAAAAGATGAGAAAACGAGGATGGTCTTTTCATGAGTATCAAAAGAAGGCAATTAATTTCGCCATCGACCAGAAGCGCGTTGTGTGGGCGATGGAAATGGGCCTTGGTAAGACGCTCTCAGCACTAGGGGCATATCATCACATGAGGGAGCGAGGAGATATATCAAAAATGTTTATCACTGCCCCTCTTAGTGCTCACGGGAGTTGGATCGAGCATCTGGGAGGTTTAAGCAATGTAAGATATGAAGTATTGAGTGGAGTAAGTAAAAAAAAGAGATTGGAGGCCTACGAACGTTTTAAAAAGGGCGAGATTGATGTGTTAGTCACAAGCCCTGAAGCTATCAGAAAACCGAAAAGTTCAAAAGGTGCAGGGGATTATGAGCACATTGAAGAGTTCCTCAATGAGGATGTGCTATATGTTGCAGATGAGGTTCATAAATTCAAAGGAGGGGAATCAAGTCAAGGGCTCGCGTTTCAGGAACTGAGCCCGAAAGCGGGGGCCTGTATCGGTATGACAGGGACGCCTAAACCGAACAAACCAGAGGATTTCTACTATATCATGAAGCGAGTCAACCCTGACTGGGAGGTAAGCCATGATGAATTTAAGGAGCGCTATTGTCTCAGCGACGAGGAAGGGAACCCTGTCACATTTGACCCGAGCAAGCTTTGGGAGTTCCACGAAATCAATGCAGAACAGCTTTTTATCAGGAGCACTAACGACCCTGACGCTCGATTAAATCTTCCAGACAGAAAAGACCTTAGCCCTGCTTTACAACTCGATGAGACACAGAGAAAATTCATAGAAGGCCTCGCTTTAACAGCAGAGGTTAAAGCGGCGGCTGTTCGCGCGATGAACAAACCAGACGAAGAGAAATCAGGCAATGAGTGGGCTCTTATATCATGGTATGAGCAATCTCTTAACTTGCTAGGTAGCTTAGAAAGCGGCTCTGTGAGCGCAGATGAGATCTCCTCTCAAGAGTTCCTAGAGCTTGCTCAGTTTGAGGCGGCTCCAATGGGACTTAAGCCAATGCTCACAAGAATAGATCAATTGACAACAGATCCAAAATCCGCCGCCCCCTTAACTTGGGAGAGATACGCGAAACTTCAAGGGCATATGGGAGTGTATGAGACGCCTAAGATGCGACTTATCACAGACTCAGTGATTGACCACTTAGAGACACACCCTGAGACGGGGGCTGTTGTCTTTTGCGAGTATGTGCAGGCACTAGAGACGACAAAAGAAGCACTCGTCAGGCGCGGTATTCCACCTGATCAAATAGCTGTGTACTATGGAGCGGTCACGCCGAAAAGAAGACGCGAGATTGAGAGGCAACTAAACGAGGGAGAGATTAAGGTAATTTTGGGTCAAACAAAAGCACTGGAGACGGGGGCAAACTTACAAAAAAGAGCTAATTTTGTAGCTCATTTAAACACTCCCTTTGCACCCGACACGCTTACACAATCCACAGCCCGTGTATATAGACAAGGCCAGAGGAGGCCTACGACGATCTTAAGGCCCACAGGTAGCCCGATTGATGAGATCAAGGATAGACTAGTCACGCGCAAAATCAGCCAAACAGGGCAAGCCACAGGCGCGGTTATGGTAGCCGATGAGGGGGCGATCAGAACAACCGCCGATAAGCGTAAGCAGTCCCTCGACGCAGAAACGATCGCGAGGGTTTTAAATATCCCGCAGCTTGCAAAACTCACTGACAGTGAACCAGACATAGAAACAGTCCCCACCCCTCCACCTTTAGGGACAACACCTGCACGCACGCTGACAGCTAACAGCACAACGGAAGAAATTATAACCCTTCAATACACTACAGCGGCGCAACAGAAAAAGATCAAAAAGGGGGAAGGATGGGCGCAGAGCGCTATCTCCCGCGACAAAAAGACAGGGCAGAACCTCAAAGACTTTTTAAACATGGCAATCTTTAAAGGGAAGCTACACACTGACGAGGCGGGACACGTCACAGGTTCAGACGACACCAAAACAAACTCCTCCTTTTGGGCAGGCGTTTATGTTCAAACCCTCCGAACGCTTATGGAGCAATGATGATCTATTTGTACACACCCGCACCGTCAAGATCTAGAGACCTTGAAAACAGAAAGCGCGCGCTAAAAGAAGCTTTAAAATCAACCACTCCTCTCCCTAAATGGGCCGCGTCTGAAGCCTTAGACCTAAATATAGAAGGACAACTTCACCTTAACTCTTCGCAGTTGAACAGGATAGCACAAGCATTAAAATCGAGAGAAGCAGGAGATCTGATCACTAAAGGCGGGTATCAAGATGTACCTATGAGCAGGCGCAGAGCACAACTTCTCGCAGAGTACGCGGAACGCCTCGCGACGATGCTTGAGAACGCTCCAGATGACAAGGATCTAGCTGAATGGGTACAGAGCAAGATTGACCGCGCGGCTTCTTCGATCCAGAGCGCTTATCATTATCTTGATCAAGAGGATGATCTTGAGAAGGGTGCAGGTCACAGATACACGCACCGTAAACTAGTAGGACGTGATCCAAAGACAGGACGGGCGCGATATCGTTACTATTATCAAGAGCACCACGGAGGAGGGATCACACGCGCGAAACTTGAAGAGGGTAGTGCGTTCAAGCTCACGTTCAAGGGTAGACGTGGACACTTCCATATAGAGAGCGTACAGGGCGATATCGTGACCGTTAAGCATGACGGGCGCGCAAACTCCAAACCTGTACAGATGAGCAAGGCCGAGTTTAGAGCGTTGATCAAGCGCCAACACGGTCAAGCGCTCGCGAGTCACACTGAGAAGCTACGGCGTCAGGTGGACAGGCTCAAGCGCAATCCAACGCGCAAGCGCTCCTCGCTAGGTCTCGCGCTCCATCGACTGAGACAGGCCGCAGAGAAAGCGGGTGTGACGTTACCTGAAGAGTATCAGAGAAAACCTAAGAAGAAGACCCGTGTGAAGCGTCCTAAAACGGCGGTACAGGGTCAGGATAACTTTGATACGATGCCAGAGGTTGAGGATCTAGCGAACAAAAAAACATCTAGGGAGCGATCTCTTGCGCTGAGAGGTTACAAGCCCGAGAATCTGATAGAGATCGCGGCTCATGCATTTTTACAAGACAAGGCAGTAAATGAAGAGGTTGACGCTAAAGTAAGAGAGCTAGAGCGTGAGTATAAGGACTTAGCAAACACGGAGGCGCGTTTAGGGAGCGAAGAAGAACTCGCAAAAGAAGGAGGATTTTATAGGTACCAAGACGCGGAGCAAGCCACGCGGGAAAAGCGCGAAGAAATACAGAATCTACTTCAAGCAAGAATCGATATTTATAACAAAGTTTACAGATCTGTTGTTTTACACTTAAGGGATCAAAAGACAAATTATGTAGAGCGGCGTAAAGCTATACAGAGCCGTATAAAAGAACTCACTGTAAGTGTAGACACTTCCGAGACAATGCCCACAGCACGCGATCAGCTCACATCAACAGCGCAGGAGATCATCACTGAGGCCGATCAAGATCATGATGAGCGTCATGATGAGCACCAGAGCATAGAGCAGTTTGAGCTTGGGGAGCACACGCACACGAGAACGGGCGTGAAGCTGTTCACAGCGAAGCAGAAGGGGCGCACAGACCGAGACGAGTATAGGCGCCGTGTAGAGATCGCGAAGAAGCACAACGGGCGCTATGAGCGGCGATATGTGAAGGGGTTCCTCTTCAAGACCGCTGAAGATGCGCGTAACTTCGCACTTGAGGTTGAAGGAGGTCAGGTAGAGGAGAGCGCGGAGACCGTGACACCTCACGAGGATCACCCGCAGGCTGACAATTTTGAGACTATGGTTGAGGTTGAGAGCGCACCTGTACAGACAACAGACATTAGAACCCCCATATTGAGAGCGGTAGAACAGGCAACACCCGCACATCCTACAGGGTACTCATCAGACACAAGAGGAGCACTCACAATTGGAGGATTTAACGCTGAGGTGTACGGCTATCCAACCAAAAAGGAAGCAGTCGCAGACGCAAGGGCAAAAGGACATAAAGTGGGCGACGTTGTACCCGTGAGTAATCGCTTTTGGACAGGATACGCGATTTCCAGAATAGACCCTACAACAAAAGAGAGAGTGTTTTTTGACAAGACGAGCGCAGAGTCAAAGGCCATAAAAGTACCCCTCGCAGACAAAGCCACACACCAAAAAAGAGGACACTTATTTCATGAGGGTGGCGATATCCGAACGATCCGACGGGTACAGGGCGCCGATAACCTTGAGACGATGCCAGAACCTGATCCATCCCCCGCGCGTCAGGCGTTAACGGAGACCGCTGACGAGATCATGTCATCGAGCACAAGCGCGTTGAATATTGATCAAGCGAACGCTCAGGACACCTTGACCGAGAACCGCACGAGGAATCCAGAGAGCAAGGCCACGGATAAGGGGCTTATTGAGAGCGCGCGTGAGCTTGCGAAGACCTCAGAGCGCGGAGATGAGATCAGAGCCGCAGTGCTCGACCTCATGAACGCTCAGCAGCTCAAGCGTTACAAGCGCGCGACAGGTGAGACAGGACTCCGAGCAGAGGACATGATCGAGAAGCGGAGAGCGGCGCGTGAACGCTTAAGGGGCGCGACTTCAGGCGCAACGGTTCAGGGTGAAGATCGCTTTGATACTATGCCAGAGGTTGAGAAGTACGCGGGGGGTGAGACGAACAAGCAAAGGGTACCGCGTGCCTCGTGGCGCTCTCGCATGGTCTCATATAACAAAGTCGATTCGATCATGGAGGGTAAAACACCCTCTCGCCTACCGTTAAAGACACAGGCTCAGTTTAAGAAAATAGAGAACCTGATAATAGAGCTTGAGCAGATGGAGCAACAGCGCACCAAGAGTGGGCGCCTTAAAGACTGGCAAGGTATCAAAGCGAAGCGTGAGGAGATCTTAAACGCTCGCCGCGTCCTACTTCAAAAATACGCATCTGAGCGAACGCGAACACAGCACAGTGCCTTACAGGATCACACATTCTTATCTTACTACAAGCCCGCAAAGAGCACAGCGACCCCTGAAGACGTAAGAGATAAGCATGGAGACCGTCGCTCAGATCTAAGAACACTTAGGCGCTACTTTGAGACCCATGAGCCAGATCAACAGGGGCAGTTAACCGAAGCCGCAGAAACCCTAGACACGCGATCCACCCAACAAAAGACATTCACGCCAGAGATCCAGACGGCTATTGAGAGCCTTAAATCAAGGCATTTCACAACAAGAGGTAAAAGCTATCCACTTGAGACCTATCTTAAGACGCGCAAAGACGGAGGCATATATAGAACCACGGAGACACCCACAGAACTTGCGGATAAGATAGCTGAAAACCTGCCTGAGAACATCGCGTCAGAAGATTACAATATCTACGACTTCAGAGAGGACACACTAAGAGCGCTAATTGCTAGAGCGATCAATGAGGGAGTAGAGGCGCGTGAGACACCCGCAGAGCTCAAAGACCGTATAGGCTCAGTGATCACACAACGCGCGCAAGATAACGCGGCGAGCCAAAAGGCGCAGATCACAGGAGAAGGACAAAGAAAAGCACTTCGTGAGATGAGACGCAATATCAGCACACTCACAGGAGATGGATATTTTGACGAATACCGAAGAGGAGGAGAGCGTTCTTATATGGGCCTCGGTGCGATTGAGAAGACACTCAATATGTCAGAGAGACTAAACAACTTATATGTAGACGCGATCTTTAGAGAAACACTTCCTCCAGAGCTTGAGCGTTTCAAAATGCCCCTAACTAGATTCAGCTCAAGGGGAGCAGATGAGGTGAGCGGCGCCTTTGCAAATAAATATGAGACGGTAGGAGAGATTAGAGACAACATCTCAACAATCCGAGAGCAGATGAGAGAGACCATCAAAAGCGCTGTTAATCAAACATCAAAAGCTTTAGCGGGGAACCCCTACACATTGAGACTGATCAATCAATCTTATGAGAAAGCAACAGAGAGGCTCAATACAGATAGACAAAAGAACATTGAGAACGCGCGCGCCCTCGCTCAATACACAGATGATCCACAAGCCCACCTTGCAGAGATCCAAGAGCTTGAGCGCCAGAGTGATCAGGCCATAGCGGAGCAGGTGGAGATCAATCGTGAGTTTGCAAATGCATATATCCACGAAGCCTCAGATCTTGTAGAGCGCGCTCTTGAGAGCACAAAGGGTGAAGTGATTGATAGTGTGATGAGTGTTAAGACACCTAAAAACGCAGGACAGTTTACCGCGAAGGAGCAAGGTAAAGCGAACCGCAAGCTTATGGCGAGGATCTTTAACGAGGTATTTGAGCAGGTGAGGCGAGAGATCGGAGATGAGCCGATTGAGCGAGGAGAAAAACACCCGCGCAATATTGCAGACACTGTAAAGAAGCCATCGAAGACACCCGCTCAATTCAGAGAGGACATCAAGCGCGCAGACGAAGATAAGAGGATGCGCGCAAGAGCGAAGCGTGAAGCCAGACGAGCACGACGCACCCAAAAGAGCGCCCTCCACCTGACCAATTACCGATCTGATCTATATCGAACGATCGAGCGTCTAGCTTCATGAGATAACGCTTGAGCCTTGATCCTGATATCCCTTATTCTGATCTCTCACCCCACGATCAAGAGAGGATGAGAGATGATAGGGGATTTTGTATTTAAGCTTAAATATGCACGTTACAATGAAGAGAAACAGAGGCGTGAAACGTGGTCTGAGGCTGTGGATCGGTACTTGGACACGCACCGCGCGTGGTACGGTGACGAGGTTGAGGATCTACTCACAGATGTGAGAGAGGCGCTGATCAATAAACAGATTCTTCCATCCATGCGAGGCTTACAGTTTGGCGGTGATGGGATCTTAAACAAGCAAATGAGACTGTATAACTGCACCTGTAGTTATGCAGACAGGACGCGATTCTTCGCAGAGGCGTTATGGTTGCTCTTATGTGGTTCAGGGGTCGGTTTTAGCGTTCAGCGTCACCACGTCGCGCGATTGCCAGAGGTACGCGAACCAGAGACAGAGAGAGCGTTCACTATTGATGATTCAATAGAAGGTTGGGCGTGCGCTGTAGATGCGCTCGTGAAGGCATATCTAAACGGACACCCTCAACCGATCTTTGATTTTTCAGCGATCCGCGAGAAGGGTTCGCCGTTGAGTGTAGGTGGTGTAGCTCCTGGATTTGAACCTCTAAAAGAGGCGCTTGAAGGGGTCCATGACATCTTAAAAGGCGCGGTAGGTCGGAAGCTAAAACCGATCGAGGTCTTTGACATGACCATGTATCTCGCGGATTCAACGAGGACCGCAGGAACACGAAGGAGCGCGACGATCGCGATCTTCTCACCTGATGATCATGAGATGATGACCGCGAAGACGGGCGAGTGGTATATCACGCACCCGAAGCGAGCACGCGCGAACATCTCAGCGGTCATCACACCAGATACACCTCAAGAGATCTTCAGTAATCTGATCAAGAGTACGCGCGAGTTTGGGGAGCCTGCTTTCCTATTCCTGCCGAGTACAGAGCACGCGGTGAACCCATGTGTTGAGATCATCATGGCCCCGATCCTGATCAGAGACCGTAAAGGGCGCGCGGTGGAGCGCTACACGCTCGATCTACTGGACCCGAAGAGGCGCGAGTATTGGAGAGATCAGGGGTACACGTATCAATCAGGTTGGCAGGCGTGCAACCTGACCACGGTTAACGTGAGCGCGTGTGAGACTTCTGATGATCTTGTAGAGGCGGCGCGTCAAGCTTCGATCCTCGGAACATTACAGGCAGGTTATACAGACACGGGATATTTAGGGAGGATCAGTCAAAAGATCATGGAGAGAGAGGCGCTCTTAGGTGTCTCACTCTGCGGAATCATGGACAAGCCCAAGATCACAAAAAAGGACGACCTTCAGCGCGCATCCATCAGCGCAGTGAAGGCGAACCAAGACACCGCGAACCTGATCAATATCAATAGCGCGTCACGGGTGACCTGTGTAAAACCTGAAGGAACAGCGAGCCTTGTACTTGGTGCATCTAGCGGTATCCATCCGGCGCACAGTAAGAGATATTTGAGGCGTATACAGTGCAATGATCTTGAGCCAGTGTTCCAGCACTTCCGAGCGGTGAACCCTCAAGCGGTAGAGCCGAGCGTATGGGGATCAGATCACTGTGTCATATTCCCGATCGAGGCGCCTGAGAACGCGATCACAAAAGAGGATCTCACAGCGCTTGAACTCTTGGACCACGCGAGGCGCGTTAAACGGTACTATGTGGACTCAGGAACAGCGATTGATCGCCTTGAAGGGGCAACGCACAACGTGAGCTTGACTGTGACTGTGAACGCGAACGAGTGGGAGAGCGTGGAGCGGTACTTGTGGGAGAACCGGCAAGATTTCACGGGCGTCTCTCTTCTCGCGTCATCTGGTGACTATGACTATCAACAAGCGCCCTTACAAGCGGTCTCGCCTGATATGGAAGGGGAACAACAGAGACACGCTTGGGGATTGTGGGAGATGTTAAACAAGACGATGACCCCCGTAGAGTACGATGATCTTGATGAGAGTACAGACAACACCGCGCCCCTTGAGACCGTTGTGTGTGCAGGTGGACAGTGTGAGTTAACATGAACAAAGATCGCTTGAGCGTAGATCGTCCACCCCTCTTCACAGCGCGCAATCGTAGCGCGTGGACAACGGGCGGTGAGGCGTTGAAGCGCTTAGGTGTCACGCGCGCTCTTGGTTACACGTCCAGTTCATTGATCTACACGATGAACAAGGCCGATGATCTTGAGCATCTAACAGCAGATGAAGAGGCGCAACTATCAAACGCGATAGGGCGCTTAAGCGATCTTTGGGCGAGGTGGACGGAACACGAGCGAGAAGAGTTCTATTACACGTTCCTGAACGTAGAGAGACAACCTCTGTTCAAGCGACCGTATGAGGAGCCTGAAATCTATATTCCAGATCACCCGCGCGGTATGGAAGAGATGAAGAGGCGAGGATGGACACCGCACCCTTATCAAGCGCGCGCTGTACAGTTTGCCCTTGAGCGTGCTCGTAGTGTTCTCGCGCTTGAAATGGGCCTAGGTAAAACTCTCATAGGGATCATGACCTATCACCTGCTCAAAGATCGAGGAGATCTCAGGCGCGTGATCATCGCGGCACCTAAGAGCGCTCATGCATCATGGAGAGAGCACCTCGAACTATCTAACGCTCAGATTCATGTACTGACCTCACAAACACCAGACAAGCGAGAGAAGGTCTACACAGCGCTGTATCATGGAGAGATTGAAGGTGTCTTGATCACACCTCAGACGCTCGCGATAGATCGAAACTACTTTAAGAAGCTCATGAGTCTTGAACCTCATTTACTGATCGCTGACGAGGTTCATAAGTTCAAAGCACCTCAAGGGATCAATGGACTGTGTTTTCAAGAGTTGAGTAAATGCGCCTCAAGGGTGATCGGGCTCACTGGTACGCCTAAACCTAACGCCGTTGAAGACTTTTATCATGTGCTTGATCGGGTTAATCCTGATGAGCTTGGAGACATTCAAGAGTTTACATCACGGTACACATACAGGAGACTCGCTCAATTTGACTCGATAAGGGGGCCGCAGTACGAGATGGGCGCTTTAAGAGGGGATATGCTCGGAGAACTCTATGAACGTCTCTCTGATACCCTTTTCACGCGCAATACAAGCGACCCTGACGCCCAACTTGATCTCCCTCCACGTCAAGACCTCGCGCCATACATCGCACCAGATGAGAATCAGAGAGCCTTGATGAAGGCGCTTGTTCACATGCAAGCGGCGCGTGAGCTGAACGCGAGCACTTACTATGAAGCGTTAGAGGGTCATGCAGGCTTTACGGAACAGATCGCGGCAGAAGGTGCACCGAAGACCGCACAGGCGCTAGGGATGAGACTTGAACAGTTAACGATCTCACCTGCGATCTTCAGCGAAACATTCTCTCTCAAGGCGCCAGATTATGAGAGCCCTAAACTGAGATGGATCATCGACACTGTGATGAGTTATCTCTCGGAGGACTCGGCACACGCGGCGGTGATCTTTTGTGAGTACATCATAGGGTTAACCGAAGCTAGAAAAGCACTGATCAGGCGAGGGATCAAGAGCGCTGAGATTGATCTCTATACTGGAGAGAGTTCAGAGACTCAGCGAGCAGAGATGACACAGAGGCTCAACGAAGGTGGATCAAGGGTTCTACTTGGACAGACAAGAGCGCTTGAAACAGGAGCGAACCTCCAACACCGCGCGGCGATGGTCGCGCACCTCTCAACACCGTGGGCGCCTGACACATTGACCCAGAGCACCGCGCGAGTATATAGACAAGGACAGAAGCGCCCTGTGATCGTACTGAGACCTTCAGGATCGAGACTCGAAGAGGCTAAAAATAAAGCGCTCACGAGAAAGATCATGCAGAGCGCGAGTCTTACAGGTTCATTGACAGACGCAGACCGCGCAGTGATTGAGACAAGTGCAGATGAGCGAGTAAGACGCGCCCACTCAAGATTATTAGAGCGTGGAGCGTATGATCTTGATACAATACGGACGCTGATCAACTTAGAGAGGTGAACATGAGCAGGCTCAAACTCAAGGGAAATCATAAAGCGCTCGCGCGTCCTGAGATCCAGTTTCAGATCTGGCAACAGCTCACTCTACAAAAAGGACTGAGAAGGCGTTTCAACGTCCGAGGTGCTCAAGGTGAGGTGATCTTAGATCCTCGCGACACACCCTCTCAAGTGATCACGCTCATCAAGGCGCGCGTAGAGGAGAGCCTGCCACAGTACAGAGGCGAGGTTGATGTGGTCAAAGAGCTTGCAGGGGAAATGAGCACGCTCCACAAGACGCGAATAAACAAACTCATGGACGATATCGAGGATATATTAAAATGACATTCTCTCTACTCAAGGCGCAGGTGCTCTTAAAAGCGGCACAGCACAAGTACACGCACCGTAAACTAGTAGGACGTGACCCGAAGACAGGCCGTAAGCGATACCGTTACTATTACGCAGAGCATCACGGAGGCGGGATCACAAGCGCAGAGATTGAGGCAGGAAGCGCGTTTAAACTAACCTTTAAGGGTAGGCGTGGACACTTCCATGTACAGAGCGTTGAGGGCGATACAGTGACCGTTAAACATGACGGGCGCCCTAACTCTAAACCTGTTGAGATGACCAAGGCTGAGTTTAGAGCACTATTAAAGCGCCAACATGAGACGGTAGAGAACAAGAAGCGTGAGAAGGCTCAAGAGAACCGTAGGCGAGGACGTAAGAAGCGTAAGGGGAGCAAGCGAACCAAGCGCAAGACCGCACCTCAGACACAGGCGCCAGAGCAGACTTCACAGGTTCAAGATCGCCCTTCAGCTTTAAGAGATCAAGCGATCAAACGCGATGCTCTGGAAGCGGTTACTCAAGACTCTTTAAATAACCTTGAGACTCAACCTTTCGCGGATCTCTCTGATGTGGGTCAAAAGGCGCTTGATCTTGAAGCGGGGGCCAACGCGCTTGAAACAGAAATGAAAGAGGCCTCTGAAGCGGAGAAGAAACAGATCAGGAAACAGATCAAAAGAGCGCGTAAACTCGCTGATCAGATGTTCCACTATGACAGAGCGCATGAAATGGTGAGAAATACATTGATTCAGAGGGCGAAGGGCGAGCAGGTAGAAATTCCAAGAGGAAATAAAAAGCTACAAAGCGCAATTGATCAAGTTGTCTCTGATTTAAAAGAGCGAGGATCTTCGTGGATGTTTTCAGAGCAGACTCCACAGGTCCAAGACCCAGAACAGGGAGCCGATAACTTTGAGACGATGCCAGAACCTGATCCATCACCTGCACGCGAACAGCTCACCGAGACCGCGCGGGAGGTTGTGCAGAGTAAACCTAAAAGAAAGCCCCGAAAGAAAAAGAGGACTGTTCGTGTAACAGCACTCGCAGAAAAGGCAAGTAAGGAGATCTCAGAGGACATTGGATCTGTGGGGAAGATCCACGCAAATACAGACAGCGAGGGTATAATCCAAAGTGTTGACCGAGGCCAGAGCAACGCTCATTATGAAGCGGCGGGCGCTGTAAAAAGGGCGCTTCTTAACGCTACAGATGGTCTTATCGATTACTATACGATTATAGGTTGGGAGGAGGACTCGCTAAAAAACAGTATTGTTCAAGCGGTGCTAGACGTATATCAACCAAACAAAACGGAAGAACAAGCACAGTTAGAATTAAAGCGCGCGATCGCTGAAAGAGTAATAGAGAGATTACCACGAGGGATTGAGTCACTGAGAGACACGCCCGATTATATGAAGGGCGCCATACGAGGAAAGAACCGACAGATAAAAGAGCGTGTGAAGGTACTTGAGGCGATCGTTGAAGACACAAACAGCGCTTTGGAAGAACTAAAAAAAAAAGGACCCGTTGAGGTAACAGCGCCAGAGCCTACAGCATCAGAGTTAAGTGACGATGATCTGAGGCGTGAACTGTTACGAGCGAGAGCGGCGCTTGATGACCAAGGTACTTTGATCGATGAAGCACGACGAAAGCGCCAACGTATTAGCGATCTACGAAAAAAAGAGAGAGCTCTAGCAGAACGGGTGAACACGTTAGAGAACGAGTCACAGAGACGTACTCCTGAACCTCAAGGGCGAGGTGCAAAGGTTCCCTCTCAAAGTGAGCTTGATCGAGCGATTGAACAGGTGAGAGCACTTGTAGAGCAGAACCCTGCACTGGCTAACCGTCCAGAGGTCGCGGTGCTTCTTGGTTCACCTGACAAGCAAGAGGTAGTCGCAAAAGGGTTACCTGATAGTGAGATGGTGATCACACTAAACGGTAAGACTCAAAACGTAGCTGTTAAATACAAGATCATAGAGGCAGGTGACGCGATCCCTAGTCATGACGCGAGCGCGTTTTTTCAGCGTAAAGACTACCCTTCAGATGTACAAGAGCGTGAATATCACAACGCGAGGAGCGGGGAACAAGAGAAGGTCATCCTTCAGGCAAAGAACCTTAACCCGCTCTTATTGGTCAACACGAACCCTGACGCGATGAATGGCCCTCCGATCCTTGATCAAAACGGTATCGCGTTAGGTGGTAACTCTCGCGTGATGTCTGTACAGAGAGCTTATCTCGCACACCCTGAAAAGGCGCAAGCGTACAAAGATTATCTTAAAAAGAAAGCCTCTACATTCGGACTCTCTCAAAGTGACGTGGATGGGTTCACTTCACCGCTTCTTGTGAGAGAGTATGTCGTTGAGGATCAAGGTAAAGAGAACCTATCAAAGATCGTGAGAGCGATGAACGAGGGACTGACACAAGAGTTTGACCTTCTCGCGGAAGGTAGGAACAACGCCACCAAACTTCTAGGCGATAATAACACGCTGAGATCTTTAAGCGTGGCCCTAAGAGATGCGCCAGATGATACGACGTTAAACACGATGCTCAAAACAAAGGGAGAGCGCTTTGAGCGTGTTAAACGAGCCCTCTTCGCTGACGGGATATTGACAAAGCGCAACGCTTCAAAATACCTCAGTCAAGCAACGGGTACGATGAATGATGTAGGTGTAGCGATGTTAAAATCAACGCTTCTTGGGTATGTTGTGCGCGATGATCGCTTAATGAGAGCGATGAGTCCAACTACAGTAGACACGCTCACAAACGCTTTCGGTAGACTTGCTGTTGTAGGGCTCGATAGAGATCAGGCTGAAGCGTTACAAGATGCTGTATATGTGTACAATCAAGTGACGAATAAGTCTAAGGACACAGGCGGGATCACTACAAAGATGACACCAAAACAGCGAGATGCGAGGGTGAATGAGTCTATGATGAGAGATCAAGGATTCACGTTCAAAGAGGCAAGCGGTGAGGACGTTGCAGACGAGAGCATTAACTTTGAAAAGATCAAAGATCGAGTAAAAGACAACCCTTTAAGCTCTGCATTTCTTAAGATCTTAGCGCTTAACCCCACATCAGGAACATTAAACAGATCGATGAAGGAGTTTGTAACGCTTGTAGACGAAGATCAGGGAGGTACGGACCTTTTCGGATCAGCGACGGTAGATTTTACCACAGCGGCGAAACAGATCGCGTCAAAGCTCGCTAACAAACACGGAGCGCAAGACGGACTCTATAAATCCCTGATCGGTCTCAACCTACTAGATCTCTATAAGGCGCTGAGATGCTAGTATTAGACGCTGAGAGGCGCACTCGTCAGAGTATCATTGATCACTATGAGGCGTTGAGCGTGGAGCTGTTAGGTGTACGCGCTTCAGGTCTCCCTAGGGATCGTGTAGAGGCGCTCGTGCGCTCAGGTCACCTTGACCCTGAACAGTTAACGGGATTTGATGCAGGTACTCTTGATGAGCCTGTAAACCCGATCCTCTTCATTAGATTGATCGGTTCGCCTTATGCACGCGCGAACCCTGAAGAGAGAGCGCAGATGAGGACATGGAGCCTCAACCAGTGGCGTGATCGTCTCACTGGAGTTGATCAGAGGTCAACGCGCCTGATTCCTTCACCAGTGATCAGGATGGATCGAGAGCCGAGCACTTTCGCCCCGTCGATGACACCTCACCCACGCTCGATCCCTGATCATTTCACATCAGCAGAGCGCGCGGGAGTGGTGAGCGCGTTTGAGGTCGCGGGATCATACATCAGAGGTTTAGGTGCGAGGTTCGCAGATGAAGCAAGCGCAGAGATCTTTGAAGAGTGGGACGGTGACCGGCTATTGAGCACGCCAGACCCTGAACGCCGCGCACAGATGCTTGACGTGATCAGAGAAGAGGTTGGGGTCGCGACACTGACCAAAGATCAAGCGCGAGCTGTGGCGCGTAGGATCAGACAGAGATCAGGAGACCTCGCGCGGAACTTTGAGCGCATCGCTGAGACAGAGATCCAAGCAGCGCATAACGAGGGGCAGATCGCACAAGCGGTTGAACTCGATGGAGAGGACGCGAGAGTCGCGCGAATCCCTGAGAGTGGCGCGTGTCAATATTGCATTGACGCTTATATTGATCCAGAGACTCAGCGCCCGTATATTTTCCAAGTGAGCTCGATCATCGAGAACGGAACAAACCAAGGGAGAGCGCGCCGAAATTGGAAGCCTACACTCTATCCTATGCACCCTAACTGCAGATGTGATATAATCCCCGTGAGCCCGTCCCAGACAGTGAGCAGATCGGGACGCTTGGAGGTAGCACAATGAGAATTGATCTGATTAAAGCGGAGAGAGACCCTGATCAGCCTAACACAGCCAAGATCACAGGCGTGATCAGTACTGATGAGGTAGATCTTCAGGGTGAACGGGTACTCCAAAAGGGCCTTGATTTCAGTTACTTTCTCAGAAAAGGCACGTTTAACTATGAGCATCAAGCAGGCGCTCAGAACATGTTGGGCTACCCTACCAAGGTCACTCAGCGTAAAGGGTACACGGAGGTTGAGGGGGTCTTGCTCCTCGACAAGCCCAAGGCGCGTGATATTTTTGAGACCGCTAGTGCTATGAGAAAAGCAGGGGGTCACCGTACTCTAGGCTTCTCTGTAGAAGGTCAGGTACTAGAGCGTGACCCTATGGACCCTAAAATTGTCACGAA